GCTGCCCCGCCGGAGCACCTTGTTGTGCCGGTCCCGCTTGCTGCTGTTGTGCCATCATCCGCGCGTGGGCCTGATCGATCGCGTGCGCGAACTGAATCGCGTCCGGGTTCGGCGTGCCCTTGTCGTCGCCGATCACGGTCCCTTTGACGACGTTGCGGTCCCGAATGATGGCGGGATAGGCGCGGGCCGCGAACTGCACGGCGGCCGAAGTCATGAGTGGATAGATGACATTACTCGCGGCCGGCCATGGATACGTCTTGTTTTCCGCGATCTGGAGGGCAAGATCGAGCCACTTCCGGTATTTGGTTTTCCACTCCGATCGGCTGTTGTCGTCAATATCGAAGTCGTTTTTGACGCGGTTCGCAAGCGTTTCCAGTTGGTCGGCGACGGTCGGATCGTCGGCGATGTTCTTCATGCCGACCCAGTCTTCGAGTTGCTTGCGGTGCGCGGCGCCGGGGCGTTCCGTCTCGGGTTCGTCGGCCGGCGGCAGCGGCATGAACTGGCGCGCGAGAGCGACGGCTGGCGACGGTCCCGCGAGGCCGTTACCGACCGCTGGCGGGGCGAGCGTCGCGCTCATTCAGTGGTAGCTCGGCGTAATGCGTTTCAGAGTCGGAGCGATCATTTTCTCGACATCCACGACGGCCAACGACGGCATGAGCGCTATCATGTCGGTTTTCGCTGCCTCCAGGAAGGCGTGGGCCGCATCGGTATCCAGACCGTGCGATAATAGCTCGGCTTGAGCGTCCAGACTCATGCGCTCGATCCTGCTCACCGCCTCCGCCTCGATCGCCTCGATCCGTTTTTTCGCCGCTCTCCGCAGTTCCGCCATTCTCCAGATAAAAGCATTCTCGCCCCGACCGTGCCATTCAACCTGAAGCGATGGCGCGAACTCACGCGGGATACCGAGAGCAGCACATTGTTCCGCGACCAAATCCTGCGCTGCCTTGACGGCCTGTGCTGCTTCCTCTTTGGCTTTTGCCCAAACCGCATCGTCATTGAATGAGTAGATTTTCGCGGCCTGTGACTCGAACTCGGCGATCATCTCAGCGGATCGCTCCGCGGCCATGGTTTTCATGACGCGCTCGCGCTTCTTAATCAACGAAAGCAAATCAGCGCGCTCAGCTTTGGTCATCCGGTTCGCGGGATTTGTGGTCAATATCGGCCTCCATGCCCGAACTCGCCACAGTACTGATCTTTGCGAACGATCGGGAACGTGGTGAAGGGCAGAATCTGCATGCCCTGCTGTGGCTTACCCAGCGGCCCCGGAACGATGCCCGGCACCGCCATGAAGGTGACCTGCGGCGGATTGCGGCGGCACACAAGATCCTTTCCCTCGATCGCCGAATACACGCATATCGAGCACGCCCTGGCGATCACCGGAACGATCCGGCTGCCGTCGAACGGCTTCACTTCCTTCAGGCCGTCGGGCAGTTCGACGGTTTCGGATTCAGATGTCATCGCGCGCGATCCCTATACCGCTGACGAGCGTATAACCGTCATCGAACACCTTTTTCGGGCTGACCGATTTGAAGCCATCCGGGTAAAGCAGCGCGTAGTCACCGACCGTCACTCGGTTCATCATGCCGATCTCCGTCGGCACGAACTTTTCCAATTCGCCCGTGCCGGGATCAACCCAGAAAAACTTCTCCCCTTCGCCCAGATCGTCATGTAAAGCCTTGATCACGGCTGCCTGGACGATCTTGTGGCTTTCATATTTCGGCCATTCGGTCATTGCGATGTCCTATCAATAGCCGGTTGTGGCACGGCGACCGGCCCCGCGCGCGAACGGGTTGTCATCCTCCCGATACCTGAAATCCTCCCGGCGGCTCAATAGGCCGCTGCCGAAGAACCGCGTGCCGCCGTAGCCCAGCGCGTCCGCGACATGGCTGAAACCATTTTTTTCTGGCTCTCTGGTATAGCGCTCACCATGGATTTTCATGCGCCGAAAATGATACCCCCCGAGCATCGCGCGACGAAGGGTTTTGCATCTGGGGTGAAGCACGAACTGCGGGCGCCCTTCGACCAATGAATTAAGCGGCCGCCGCACCGACTCCAGCCGGATCGCCAGCGTCTGGATAGCGGGCTCGATCAGGATGCCCTTCGCGAGCAAAATCTCGAAATACCGACGCTCATCGCTCGGCGAACGGGATGAGCCAGCAGGATCACCGATGTCATCGAACTCGAAACCGCGCCATTCGCGAGCGCAATGATCAAGCACCTGGTCCGAGAATCGGTCGGCGCCCAGCCCTTCAGCGATGATCTCGTCGAATACGATCCACTGGTTTCGTGAAGTCATCTGGCTCAGCACGCACGCCGGGGTAAGGCCAGACGAATCCCAGCTCCGCAGGATTGGCCGCGTGTTGCTCGGGCGCGGTCGGTCTTTCGGATCGTCCGGGCAATGAACGCTGTCGTTGTATTCAGGCCAGACCGCCATGCCGTCGGCTACGAAGCCGTACTGGCCCTCGACATAAATCTTTATCCATTCGCGGCTCTTGCCGATCGACTCGCTTTGGTAATAGCCGGGCCGGAGGTTGGGGATATTCTCAGCCTGGGGCGATAAACCGGATGGCTGCTTGAAAATCTGCCGGAAACCATCGACGGTCATGCCCGCGTATTCGGGCACCATGGCCAGCTTCGCGACCGACTCAGTGTGGTCCATCGTCTCGAAAAACTTGAACCAATCGCTGTCCACGTCCGGCGGGTTCGTGTCCAAAATGACGCCGTGCCATGTCGCTCCGCCGTCTCGCATGGGCGGAAAGCGGCCAGTTCTGGCGCGCAACGCGTCGACAATAGGCCAGGGAATATCGCGCGCTTCGTTGACCCACGCGCCAGTTAACTCCAATGATAACAAATCGCTGATTTGGTCCTGGCGCTCCAGCGCCCGGAAGATGATTTCGATCTCGGCGCCGCGATCGTCGCCGGGCGCACGAAGGGCCTTGATCATGTAATGATGCCGCGACGGCGTCCAAACACCGAACTGATGCGGCGGTGCCCACTGGAGGAACGTCTGTTCGGTCGTGTCTTCAAGCTGTTTGACCGTGCCTCGCAAAACGCCCCACTTGGAGCGGCGCACGCCGTCCGGTCCGGGCTTCTGTCTTATTCCCCGCTGAAGCAGTTCGATCACGCAGGCTGACGACTTGCCGGAGCCGACCGGGCCCATCAGGCCGCGAATAATGGCGTCGGAATCCATAAATCTCTGGATTGTCGGCATACCGGCGAGCGAGTAGGTCGGCACTCAGGCGGCCCCGTCCGGCGGATCGACTGGACGATAACCGAGGTTGTGCATGATCTTGCTCTCTGTATTGTCTTCAATGATGGCGCCGAGCAGGCTCGACCGTGCCATGTCCGGCAGCGCTGCGTTGGGAAAGGCCGGATGGTCCGACCACCACAACACGCTCCGCGCATAGCGCTTCTGCTCCGCCGACCAGATAAACGCCACGCAAGCGACGGCGTCGGGATGGCGTTCGTGCATCAGGACCGCCGATGTCCATGAACGCAGTTGGTCGCCGGACTCGGTCCGCCCCGCTGGGCGCCGGATGATGTGGAGGTCCGCGCCGCCCTTTAGTTTGACCCGACCAATTTGGACGCGCGCGATACCCGGCGCTGGCTCATCCATGGTGCGCGGGGTGATGGGCATGCTTCTGGCCCGGATGATGGTGCGCCGTCTCGCCGATGCCAGGATACTTCGCGTGGACCTTCGCGCGGACCTTGGCCTTCAAGGCTGGCGACCCATGTTGCGACACGCGGGCCAGCGCGTTGCGTGCGTGGCTTGCATCCTCGATCGGGTACGACCGATCGGGGCCAGCGAAGTCTTTACCGGGGATTTTCTTGCGGGCTTTCGCCGTCAGCTTCGCCACTTTTCCGCCTCCATCGAGCGCTTTCGGCGCGCTTCCGGTCGTGATGATCCCCATCAGCGCTTGACCTCTTTCTTTCGCGGTCGTTGGCCAGGGTCGTCTGGATCGATCGTGACATACCAGGTGAGCCCAGCGCCAAGGGCAAAAGCGCTCATGCCAAGCGGAATGCCTATGGCAAAAATCGCCGCGAGAGGGCCCATCAGATCGGCCTCGGTCCTTTCCGTTCGTCGCCGTTCGGAATCAGATTGTCGGAATCGGGCGCGTTCCGCCGGTCGGTGTCTGCCTTCAGTCTCATCGGTTCAAGTTCCTCGGCTCGGCCCAACCGGAACATCTCGCAGGCCTGCCAGACGGACAGCCGAAGCATACGGAGCGTTCTGCCATCATGGAACGGGTCCCCGGAACGCGGAAAGCCCAGGTTGATCGTATGCACTCCGTCATAGACCATGCGGCAAACTGTCCAGTCGTCTTCCTGCGTGATCGGCGGATCGAAGTCATCCGGCATCTCGCGGACACAGCGCGCCATCATTTCCTGACGTTCGGCCAGTGCCGTCATGGGATCAGCTTATCACGCCCGGGGATCGGGCGCCGATCGGTGAACCGCTTCGTGTTGTAGGGCTTGACGGTTTCCAGGAACGCGTCCTCGGCCTCCATCGCGTTGATGACGGCGCGCGAGGTGACTCCAAGCTGCGTGTCGACGCGCTGCTTGATCGTCATCGGCACCGGATCGGCCGAGTCGAGGTTCCAGTCGCCGTCGTCGCCGGGATGCTTTTTCTGGGCCATCAGATCGTGCCCGTGTTGGTGACCGGGGGCGTTGGCTCGGGATTGGCCCAAGGCGGCGACGGTGCCGGCTCCGAAGCAGGTGCATCTGAGCCTACCGCGTCTGGTCCGAGAAACGGAGCCGAACTTACGGGCGGCGTCGGCTCAAGCCCCGGCCACATCGGTGAAGTGGGGGATGCACCGGACGGACCTGACGATGGAACGCCCACGTCCGTCGGCGTAGGCGGCGAGGGCGTCGTCAGCTTGACGATCTGCGCCTCCAGTTCTTCGATCTTCGCCTGGGCTTCGGTCAGTTGCTCCTGAAGCAGCGCGACGTGATCGGACATCGTGTCCGGCGCCGTGGCAATCTGCTGCTGGGCGTCGACCTGCTCGGACGCGAACGCCTTGGCGGTCTCCTGATCCATCCCGAAGGCGTCCACGCAAACCGAGACGATCGACTGCTCCGCCGCGGCGACCGTGGGCGCGGTGAATATGCGGACCGTGTCGCCCGCGTGCATGAAGACCCGGCAGGATCCGTCGGCGGCGGTGTACCATGTGACATTGGGTTCCGTCGGGTCCATCGGGTGCGCTCCTTATGCGACCGCGTTCGTCGCCTCTGTATATTTGTCCGGTTCCTGCCGCACGACGCTGCGCCAAACACCGACCGAGAAGCAGGCGACGACATGCCCTTTTTCGTTGACCATCGTCAGCGTGCCGTCGGTATCGGTATCGAACGTGTGCGCCTCGATCGTCAGCACCGTGGTCGCCGTGCTCGGCGGCGGCGCGTAGATGACCGTGACCTCGAACTTCGCCATGGCTTTGTTTCGCTCCAGTTGGCGCAAGCGTGCCCATCAGGTATAGTGCGGACCGCGTCGACGTTGCAACCGCCGACGCGACCCTGACCAAACTTCCCAGAGGCAGGAAG